TAAAGACACCCCTTGTGTCGTCGGTCTGGAATGGTTCGCTGCTGTAGGTGCTGCGAAGGTCAGGGAAAATCTCAACCGTACCATCGCCAGTGATGTCCTCTAAAATTTGATAAAGCTCTGCATCCGCGTCCGCACCGATCTGGATATAGTCGCCAGCAAGCAGAGTGTCATTGTTGTCAGTCATGGCTATCGTGGCAAACGTGTCGCCTTTTGTGCCTGATAGCTGCGCTGGGTTGCTGACTGATGTGCGCAGTGTGCCGCGTGGCGTACAGTAGTTAGGATCGCCCAGCAGCATCGTGCCAAGTGACCCTTTTAGGCTCGTTAGCGCAGCTTTCCACTGGGCAGCGTCTGATCTCCGCATTGGCGGTAGTTGCACAGTGGCTTCCCACCTTTGCCCACCGTGGGAAACGATCTGCTGCTTGTAGGTAAAAGGTGACTGCGAAACGATGTTTGCATTCGTTGACCGCCACTCAATAGACGCAAATTCGTGATTTGGTAGCGTTATAGGGTACGTGATTGCCATTATCCAAACACCTGCTTAGTTTGACCACCTCTACGGCGTGCATCCAGTATAGCATTTTGTGTAACTTTAGCAATTTGCGGCATAGACTGCGCAATAATTTGTTTCACGCTCTGATCGCCGTTCGCTGAGAAGTTGAAGGTTTGGTGGACAACTGTGCCGCCTCCTCCACCAAGCGCATCCTTAGTCTGCGGCACACTTAAAATACGCCCCGCCGTCTGTGGCACAAACAATTCACGCCCATGCTCGCCTACTGTGTAAGCCTGTCCAGCCTGCACTGGGCCACCTGATGCGCGGCCTCCACCGCCACCACCTGTGGGCGCAGGGGAAACACCAAGCGCGCCCATAGCCGCGTTTACAAGGTTCTGAACCACAAGCACACGATACAATTCACGGATAACTGCTGCCGCTGTGCTTTTCAGCGTGTCCTCAAAAGACTTTGATCCCTCAATAGCTGACATGAATACATCCTCAAGGCCACTCTCTAACGTGCCTGAGATGCTTTCCAATTCATCCATTGCATCTCCCATTAGTTTTAGCTCTTGGGTGGCTTTGCTTGCATTACCAGCAACCGTGCTTAGATTTGACCCACCTTGGTTGAGCAGGTCATTCATTGTACCTTCCAGCTCCATCCTCTGAACAAGGTTGTCGTTGATTGCCGCTTGTGCTGCTAAGTTTGCGTTCAATAGTGCATCTTGTTCAGACATGTCAGCAGTGATGCCTGCCATGATATTATCTCTGCGTTCTCCCTCTGGGAATGTTTGCACTGTTTGGCGCATCAGTTCAGACAATCGACCACGTTCAGTCTGTATTGCGTCATATTTCTCGACCAACTCACGAAGCTGTTCGCTTTCACTTAGGTTGAAGATGGCATCGAAGCCATTAACAACTGTAAGCGCAAAACCAGAAAACTTGCGTCCCATAGCAGTCATAACTTCATCCCATCTGCGGCGAAGCTGTGCCGATTTATTTATCAAATCCTCATCAATGACTGCACCAAGATCACGCGCGGCCTTCGCCATTTCGTTCATGTTTTGGGCGTTGTTTAAGAATAGTGGGGCAAGTGCAGTTGCATCACTCGCAAGTGCTTCCATGTAAAACGTCAATTCTTGCTGGTTCACGCCAGCGTCTTGAAGCGTTTTGACATAAAGGCCCAACGCTTGATCAGATGAAAGCCTTGCGAAGTCATCTGCCGTGACACCAACCTTTGGCGCAATATTTTCAAAGAAGTCTTTAAGAGGGCCAGCACCAGTTGCGGCAAAGTCACCAAACTTGTCATTCACATCCTTCAAGATGTCAGACAGCTTCTCCTGACTGATCCCCATTGATCTCGTGGCAAATGATATTTCTTGGAAACGCTCGACTGTTGTCCCAGCAACGCGCGAAAGATTTGTCAGTTCTTGCGCCATTTTTGTTGCATTATCAATCGCAGAGACAAAGCCTGTTGCCACCGCACCAGCAGAAAGTGCAACGCCTAGCTTACCCGCAACCGCACCAAGCCCGTCAAAGGCTTTACTTGTCTTGCTTAGGTTTGATTGAGACTTGCGCGCAAAATTCTCAACTCTGCGGTTTGCCCGATCCATAGCTTTCGTAAACTCTTTGTCACGCGCTGCGAGGATGATGTTAAGCTGCTCTGCGTTGATTGCCATCTACTCGCTCCACAAGTTGTCTATACTGTTCCTTGGTCATAGCTTCCGACCCAGCTTTCTTAGGCGAGTGTGCATCAGACCAGCCTTGGAACACAAGCCATGTATCTTTCGGGATCATATCACGAATTTCTTCAGGTTTTAACCCTGCAACGATCCCGTTCTTAATCATGCCACGGACACTAAGCCGCTTGGGTTTGTATCCGCTGTCTTTTTTTTTACTTCTGCCTCATCGCCAATGTCAGGCATGAACGCAATTCCAACTACAGCCTGCGCGATCTGGTAAAAGCGCAACAAGTCCTCTGGGGTGGATTTGGCAATAACCTCGTCAGCTTCGTGGTCTTTCATGCCACCACCAACTAGCCCAAGTGCGAGGATGTCTTTTACCTCTTTGCTAGTCGGTTTTTTGCCGCGCTCAAAGAAGCCTTCCCATAGTTCAAAGATGCCACGATGCTTATCTTCAAAACGCTCAATCTCACGATTGCGTAACCTGAAAACATAAGAGGCGTCACCGATATACTCGGCAACACCCCCACGCGGCGCTTCAGCCGTAATACTCATATTATGCCGCCGTAAACGAACATGTTCCTGTGCTTTCCAGCGACAAAGAATATGTAACGCCGCCCTCAGTTTCGCCGCCAAATTCTAGCGATGCGATGCGGAATGTGCCAGCGTATGTGCCAAAGTCTGGGATAACAACCTCAAAGTCTGTTGAGTTGTCGTTCGCCATTGCGACTGTGTTCATACGTGCTTCAGCAGTGCTGTCTTCAAAAAAGCCATCACCAGATACGGAAATGTTCTTTAGACCAGCAAGCGTTTCTGTCCACAGAGCACCCTCTGGGCTTGTGCAGTCAGGAGTAGTAACGTCAATGCTGCTGTTATTTACTGTTAGTGATTTTGAGTTTAAACCACATAAGTTGTTTTTTGTACCCGCGCCATCGTCGATCTTCACCAGCAGGGCGCGTCCAAGTTGTTTAGCCATGATCGGCCTCCTTTGTTGTGCGCTTGCCCAGAGCGCGGAGTTTAGGCGGTATCAAGCATTGCTTGAAGTGAAATGATAGCCGTATAACCGCGCCCATCATTATCTCTTGTCGCATAAAATGCCTCAAATATCAATTCCACTAGCGTGTAACCCGTCACCGTGACTGACGCTTCTTGGCGATGTAATGCAGCCTTAACTGCCTCTGCGATCTGTGAAGCCTCAACGCGACCCGATGGGCTGCGTGAATGCGCTTCTAGTGAAATGTCTACCAAGGCACCTTGTGCCGTATCCGTGTCGAATGCGTTTGCCTGAATGGTGTTAAATCGCAAATATGGGAAAACCACGTCTTGAGGTGGCTCATCATAAATGCGTGATGATACCAATGCAGTCAGGTCGCTGTCAGCCGCCAGTGCCGCGCGTATGCCCTTCTGTACTGCGAGTGTATATCCGTCAGCCATTATGCCATTGCCTTCTTAATAGCTTTATCCATGTTGCGCTTTACTGCGCGCTTGTGGCGATCCCCGATCATCGTCTTGACAGTCTCGCGGAACTCATAGCCAAACTTCATGTCACCCCAGCCATAGTTAATAGCATTCGCCGCAAGCCCATCTTCATCTGCGCCTTCGTAGAAGTTAATGAACCCTATAATGGTATTTGGCTTACGAATGACCTTGTGATTGATGCCAGCCTTTAAGTCACCAGATGCGACAGGAACAATCGTGCGCGCCTTTCGTGCGCCTGACTTTGCTGTGCGCTCAATGGACTTAGCCAAAGCCTCATGCGCTTCATCAGGTAAATCTTTAAGCTGCTTCATTAGCTTTTTGTGACCAGTAACCCTCACGATGCAACACCCTTCTCAAGCACAAACTCAAGCATTGTGTTTTTAGCATCAACTTGGATCACGTTTTTGATTGCCCAAGTAATCCCGCGCGCAGACACACGATCCGCAGCCGTTACTGTTTGTGTGGTGCTGTCAGAGCGAACACGAAGCGTGGCACGGCTTACATCTTGCAAAGCGCCACCTTGGATCGCCTCTTTACCCTTCTGCTCACGCAGGTCGCCCGATCTTGTCGCCAAGTCAGACCAATCAGAATAAACATTGCCGTATGCGTCAACTGCACCCTCAGCCATACGCTGAAAAGTTACACGCTCACGCATAAGTCCCGCCTTAACCATACCAACACGCCCGATGAATGTTCAGTAATTCCATATAGCCGAATGGAATGTTCGCCAGTTCGTCCATTTGGGTATTCTCACGGTTGTCGTACCAATGTCCAATCAGAAGCATCAAGGCGTGACGGATCGTTTCAGGCACATCAGTTGTCGCATCGCCAAAACCGATCTCATACTCAATCTTGATCGCATCGCTGCGCTGCTGAGTGGTGGGCCACGAAAAACCTGTCTTTGGCGAAATAGTCGTGTAGCTTTCAGTGCCGAATATATCGTAATTGTTATAATCGTCATCCTGAAGCACACCATCAGTGTCGTAGTACCGTATTGCTGTAACGCCTTGAACTGGGCCAAGGATTAGCTTTACGTCCTTCGGTGGGTTTGCAGCAAGCCACTGCGCCCACTTCTGCGTAATCATAGCCTGACCAAGCGCACCTTTAACGTCCGTATAAGCCACCGCCACGTTTATCAAACGTGTAAGCAATGTATCATCATCTGAATGCTCTACGCGCAACTGCGCCTTCACCTCTGCTAAAGTGATGGGTGTCGTAAGTGGAGCGTCCACAAGCTCAAGAGTGTGATGACATGCTAGTGGCTTCGCCATTGGCTTATTCCTTCACGGCTTTGCGTGTCGCTGTTTTCTTAACAGCTTTTTCAATCTTAGGTGCTTCAATCGCCTCAGCGATGCCAGCCTCAATGTAACGCTTGGCCTCTGCCGCGTTGCAATCAATCTCATCGCCTGCGTTGTGCGAAAAACTAATCCCAGCCATTGATGTTAGAAGTCTTACTTTTGGCATTTTATACCTCCAAGTTGGAAGGTGGGGCCGCGAAGCCCCACCCTAAGTCTTACGCTGCTGCTGTAATCAAGTGCTTGATCGCCGCAGTGTTTGTTAGAACACCGTCAAAGCGAATGTAGCCCAAGATACCGAAGTCAGGTGCGAAACGCTCACGCGCAACGTATAGGCTTGGTGCGCCTACTTTGCGAACGTAGAACTTAGACATGTCACCGAACAACATGACTTTCTTAGCTGCCGCCAAGCTGTCCATGTCTTGGTTTACAACAACGTTGTAGCCCAACAATGTCTGTGGAACGCCTGCTTGGTAGTTACCCATTTGCCATAGGTAGTTGCCGTTGCCGTCTTTCAGCTTACGAACCGCAGCCAATGTGCTGTCGTTCATCATAATAGCTGAGTTTGGTGACGCACGGTAAGCTGGGTCAACAGAGTGGATCAGGTCAATGACTTCATCCGCTGTGATCGCGCCTGTCGCCGCTGCTGTTACGCCAGCCGCAGAGTTAGTTACGATACCCTCAACGTCAGAAGAACCTGAACCAGTTGTTAGCTTGCTGTTTGCGATGCGACCTAGACGCTCACCTAGCAATTCACCCAATAGGCTTTCCATGTTCAAAACGCTGTCCATGTTAAGCTCTGCTGACCAGCGAACCCACTCAGAGTTAAACGCAAATGCGTTCAATGTTTTCTGTGCGAATGTCGCGTCTTTGCCGCCGTCATCAGTTGGCTGTGTGCCTTCTGTGTGCGCTTCAGCAGCTACAGTTGTATCGTCAACTGTTGGGATGTTGAAAGCATTACCCGCTGTTGTGTTGATCGTTGTGAAATACTGATCGCCATACATTGGGCCAGAAGCAATCATTGATTTCTCAATGAATGTCGCAAGCTCAGTTGGAACAGTGAAGCCACCTGCTGAGTTTGTGCCAGCAGTTTGTGCGCGCGCTTCACCTTGACGTAAAACTTGGCGAACTTCGTTATCTAGTCCGTCAATGCCGCCGTTTGAAACCATTTCGTAGAATGCGTGACGGTAGTCAACGATCTCACCGTG